CTCCTCAATTGGGTCAGGACGTCCAAATGAAATTGGAGATAAGTAATTTTTATCGCCCATGTCATAATGGAAATATAACTCAATGAAAGGATTATCCTTATTAAATTTATAAGGTACAACTCTAATCTGTGTCTTACCTGGTGAAGGTTTCCATAGATTTGAGGTTCTGTTGTTGGTTGATTGTAGTTGTGATAACCTGGATTTTATTACGGATAAGTCCATGTGTCATTACTCCTTAGTTAAGTGTTCATTATTCAATTAATACGCTTATATATATTGCGAAACATTTTTAAAATTAAATTTTTTATAACATTTTTAATAAAATAAAGGCCACAGCTGTTTTTAAGCTTTTAATATAGTGGAAACTAAAAATCGTTCGGGCCTTTATTTTAATAGCATTTTTAATAAGCAATAATATATATACTGTTAAAGACCCAAAAATCAGTTTTTATATATATTTTTTAAATTATGTATCCGGTCATTTGTCCTTCATCAGCTTCTTTTGCATTTGCTGCTGGATTTCCCCAGCCTCCCATTCCGCCGCCTGATACTTTTATCTTGCCGTCTTTTAAAGATACTTGTATGTCTTTTCTAGCAGCATGATCAACAACTCCTATCCAGTCAGGTTCGTTTTGATAAATACTTATACCCTGAAGTTTAATAACATCATCGAAAGGGTCACCATACATCCATCCTTTTCCTTTAGAGACATGTTTTTTCATCATGTCTTCTAGCTGCTTCATCTTGCCGTCGTCACCAGAAACGCCGCCTAATTGTTTAATTGCTTTTGAAAACTCATTTGCTGTTTTCTTCACTCTTGAATCGATACCTTTTCTGCTCCATACTTTTTCCATTCTATTTTTCTTTATCCAAGCAGGATCTACATCATCAGCACCGGTTGAAAACGGATATTTTTTTGCAAGTGCTTCTTGCTCTGGAGATGCTTCTTCTTTCAAGACTTGTTTCTTAAAATAGCTCTCCTGAATCTTTTTAAAAGATCCTTTTTTTGGTGGCCAGTTAAATTTTTTCATTAGTTCACTCCAGTTAATTTTATATAAATATTAAACGTTTATTATTTTATATAGTTTTGTTCTTATCACATTCAATCCTGCATCATTTGTAAGAAGCAGTGAATTTCTATAGCTTTCCCAGTTTAGTGAATAAGACTTATCCAATATACCGTTATTCTCTTTTCTTATTGCTTCATTTAAAGCATTGATTGTGTATAGTGTATTTGTCTCTTTCTTTCTATGGATTGCCATAGTCTTATTGTTCTGTATAAAGTCTTCTGTCTTCTCTACATTATAAGTAGATATTAACGAATTGCTGTCATCTACATTTTCAAAGACATATATTTTATTAAATACTATTTCTGATGCCATACTAATTAATTGTATTGTGTCATCAAAATCTTGTTTTGTACAAAATGTGCATAATAATTGTGTTTTCATTAGATTAAATCCTTTAATCGTGGATCTGTTCTGTCTGGTAGTTCTTTGAACCACCGCACTTCTTCGTGCTCTAAACTTTTAGTTGGTATAACAGCCATCTTCATTCTTGTCTCGTAAATATAATAATTGCCATTTCTTGAATTTTTCTTTGTGGCTTTTAGTTCGACTGGACTGTTTAAATGAGATCCTTCTTTTTTGACGAGAATAGAAACTTCTTCTATTGTCTCTCTACATGCTGCATCGATTGGTTCTTCACCAGGCTCCACTTTACCTTTTGGTATTCCCCATTCATACGCATCAGTTGCATCTTTAACCAATACAACTCCTGCGATTGGATCTCTTAAAATTATGCCAGCAGTATTCATTTCTTTCTTTTCTACTATTAAATCTTTTAATTTTATCATTTAAAGACTCCAGCTCCTTTCTTGCCAGTCGTCATAATAAAATTAGTAAACCAGTTCTTTTCCTCACCCACTCTTTTAACTGCATCATATAACCCATCTTTACTAATCTTACTCTGCTTTGCGACATCATCTGATATTTCTTTTAATTTTTCTTGTGACACTTTAATCTCATTGCTAATGATATAGTCCCAGACTCTTCCTGCAATGTTATCCCACTTTGCCTCTAACAATATGTCTTTTAGTTTTATCATTATTCTAATTCTTTAAATTTAATTCCATTTTGACTAATTACAGAATAGTTAAAATTCTTACCTTTAGCAGGAATAACTTTCATCTGGGGTGAGGACTTTCCTCTAAATATTACCCAGTATTTAGCTTGCCCGCCTTCTATAATTTCATCTATTGCTGATTGTATGTCTTTGTCAAATCCTTTTGGATCTCTTATATACTTTAATTTTTTAAGATAATTAAAAATTGTTGCTTGAGTTATCGAACCTTTTGAAGACGAAAAGTCTATTTTTACACCTGACTTTATATCATTTGCATTTATTGGCTCTATTTCATACGACATCGGCTTAACACCTGGTCCTTGAAATATTACTTGGTTTACAGAATTATCAGATTCACCGAGCAAGCTAGACATTATTGTATAAAACTCTCTTGTCACTCTTGTGTCTTCTTTATTATATTCACCATTGACTATTTTTAATTGATTCTGTACTCTGTCTAGTAAATAGTCTTTTAATTGAATTACTGGCGCAAATGCAGGAGATGATGCTGACAAAACATCCCACGCATCATCTGACTCCATCTTTTTTAATGTCTCTATTGTTCTTAAAACTTCTTTCCAAAAAGTGAATTTACTTACAGATGCTTCAACTCCTGCTCTTATTGCAGCACTATTATTTTTTGCTGTGTAGTCTTTTACTTCATAATTTGTGTCTGCCTTTATATCAAAACTTGTATTCCCACCTTGTATTTCTCCGCCATCAATAACCCATGCTAAATAAATTTCTCCTTTACCAATACCTTTTGCGTCAATATCAAATATTTTTGTCTCGAGTCCGCTACTCAATGTTCTTGGCTTTATGCTTTTTCCTCTGCTTCCTAGACCTTTGTAAAATTGCTGAACTTCTTTTGAAGATAGCGTTCCTAGTACATTAATTGCTGCTTTTAGAGGTGCACCTGTTGGCAGCTTTTTATAAAAAGACTCAAATTTTGCTTTTTCACTGTCGCTTCCATTTTCTTCCCATATTGTAGCATTTTTAAATTTTGCGTATGATTTTGCTTCATTAATCATACTTTTGTCAAATAAGCTTTCTACGATTTCTGCTGGTACGTGTTTTTTTAGTTCTTCTTGAACCATATAAAGATGATATGAATCATCTAAGCTTACCATTCCGTTTGCTGTCTTTAGTGAGACTTTGTCAACAGCTTCACTTATAACTTTGTTAATGTCCATTTATTCTCTCCGTTATATCTTGCATTTCCCCATAGTTTAAACCTGCTTTTACCTTAACAGGAAAGGAACCTGCATTTAATATTTTCTTTAACCGTAGTATCACTTCTAATCCCTCTGTCCTATCTAGATCAAACAGAAAACTATCATACGTATATAATATCATGTTAGTGCTACGAGACTTTAAAAAATCTTGTATTTTCCTTATAGTCTCTATATTCTGCTCCGTTTCATACGATTGAATAAAATAGTTCAATACTTTATTTTTATTTGCATCAGGAACATTACTTGACGCAAACTGTCGTCTATAAATATGCGATTTAAAATGTTTATGCTTTTTAAAATAACCCCATAATGCATCTGACATTTTATCAACTTTATAGAAAAACGGGTTTTCTTTTTCTGTTACCTTAACATTACCGTATAGTATTTGCCATGATATTCTTTTTGCTTCATCATATGAAGACTTGTAAATTGTATCTGCAAAGTATTGGTGTAGTGATACATCAGAAGGCACATCATACTTCAATATCTTTGCCAAAAGCCTTAAATGATATGCATCATAATCAAATTCAACTAGCATTCCCGGTTTGTGTCTAGTTACTATTTGATTTCTAGTATCGTCATTCTTATTTAATGCGCCTAGATTTATTCCTCTAAATGTGTTTGAAGGCCTACCTGTTGTTGTCAATATATTAAAGTTTGAATATGCGTAACCATTCTTAAAAACCCTTTTGAAAGGACCCATTGTAATTTTAAGTCCTGACTTTTCTAATGCTGCAAATGTCTTTAGTGATTTATTATATTTCAAGTACGGCTTTGTAATATTTTTTGGCTGGCTTATAGTGTTTAATTTAGATTCTGAATACTGTATTACTTTTGTTAGCGGAACTAGTCTGTTAATACCTTGCTTCTTTGAAGCGCCTAGATGTTCAAAAACATACGGTAACACAGGCTTTTCTAATTTCTCATTATTAAAGTAAGATAACAATTTACTATCATAACAGTTTTTTAATCCTGTTAAATGATAAAATTCTTTTGCATCATCTACAAAAAATCTTTTAACTTTGCTTAGATCTTGCAAGTCTATATCATTTCTCTTTGGCCAGCTTTCTGACTCTGTATGATCTAGTACTATATTATAGACTTCGCTGTTATATTTTATTGTTACTACAATTGGATCACACTCTGCCGGGTGGTATCTAAAGTCATCAGATACTGCTGTTGCAAATACATTCTTATTGTTTAGTTTACTAACCAGATCTTTATATTGTTGTCTGCTTTCTATAACCAATTGTATAACCTTTGTTTATATATATCACTTGTATTTGTGAAAAATTAAATTTGTTACTCCGCGTAAGTTGGATTCTGTAGCAATAATTCTCCTAAGTTTCTATCATCTTCAAACTTTGATTGGTGTAGCTGAAGTGTGGGAATTGCTTCTGATATTCCTAATATCTTTTTCTCTGCAATCCTTAACTGTTTAGAGTTATGTATTTCTGCTTGCTCTGTTGATCCGCCTATTTGCCATTCCAGCTTAACAAATCTATAGAGATTAGTTTTTGTAGGCTTTTCAATTTCAATAATCTTAGGTGTTTCTTCTAGCTTGCTTATTGCAAAATATCTTGTCATAAACAGGCTGTCAAATGGAAGATCTTTTTTTGTAGAATACTTTATCTTAGGATAGACGTCTCTATTTTTTGTAGGTTTGAGAAGGTAGTAAACTTCTTTATTAAGCTTTTTTAGCCTGTATATTATTTCATCTGTTGCTCTTAAAACATAAGTAGCAGATTTATCATCTTTGTAATAAATCATGTACTCTTGGCCTCTTCTAATTTGTATTCCTCTACTGTCGTAGAATTCACCTATTTTAGTTTTTAGAGGACCTTCTTGCATTTCAATAATCATTAATATCCTCCTGATCCTCTTGGTCTACCTGGAAATCTTGTTGCCCTACCTATATTCTGTGTTTCTTCAAATACATTCCTGTTGACATCTAATGTTTTGTCAGGATTCATAAAGTCATCTAAATTATCATATTCAAACAGTGTTGTATTACCAATGCTGAATGATGAATTACTATCTCCTATTCTATGATACGAGTCTTCTTCTGCAGGGTCATAAAAAATTGATTGTTTAATTTGATCGTCTGGCTCAATTATCACTACTTCTGCTGGTGCAGGATAAGAGTCATTAACAGGAGGTGGTCCTGGAGGTGCTCCTCCCGCAGCAGGTTGTGGTATTGGTGCTGGTGGTCCTATTGGAGGAATATCAGGCTCTGCTTTAATAAAATTGCTTATTTTTTCTTTGTATACTTGTCTTACTATATCTCTTGATTTTTTAGTTGCCTCTTCCTCATATACGTCATCTTTTGACTTATTTGTGACCGCTGTTATCTGTGTATCCCATCCGTCACTACTTATTGTGTGGGTCAATCCCATTACAGAGAAATATGTTTTTGGCATAATGTCATTCGGCTTTACATAAGCAGGCTTTCTAATTGAGTAGTCTACTTGACCGTATATTTCTGGAAGATAAGATAATCTAAACATATCACCTGGATAAATACCACCACAACCTTCTATTGTCATGTCAATGTTTATTGGCATTGTCAATGGCCCTTGATTGTTTGCAGAAAACCTAGTAAGTGGTGACTCAGTCAAGAACCATTTCATTGCTCTTTTAAATGATTCAATCATTTCGCCTTCTGGGTTATAAGGCATTCTGTAGACTTTTTGTCCGTTTGGCTCTACATCATACATAAATAAATTAGATATGTCTTCAGCCTTAGCTTTTCCTGCCTTTACTTGTTGCCATGCCTTAGTTTCTAGTTTACGCCTTTCTTGTTCGTGTTTCTTCTTAAATTGATCTAAAAATTTTGTTGTAGCTGCATTAGAAGATACTT